GAGGATATTGCGTCAACAAGTCCGAGGCTTTGTGCGCGGTCGCCTTGATACCAGCCTGCTCTGAATACTTCTGGATCAACGCTGCGGTTGCTCTCTACGTGATTGCGGAACTGCTCGCCGTGTGCGTTGATCTCTTCTTGTAAGAACTCACGCTGTGCGTCTGTCATGGGTGAGTCGCGGAATGTGCCTTTGAGGTCTGCGCCTTCGTTGGTGAGCACTTCCATCTTGTAGCCCATTGCTTCCATTAGCTCTGCGTCGTCCATCCACGCCATGACGGTGCCGATGTTTCCGACGTCTGCTGATGGGCTGGCAACGATAGCTGCTGCTGATGCTGCTAGGTGATAGGCTGCACTACATGCCATGCCGTCGCAGTATGCGAACACAGGCACGCTTGATGCTGCGATTGCTTGGCTTGCTTCTTCTAGTCCTGCGACTGTGCCTCCAGGTGAGTCAACGCGCATCAAGATAGCTTTTGAGTCTTGCGCTGCGTCAATCTCTGCAATGAGTGAGCGGTAATCTGTGCTTCCAATCTTCTCGTATATAGCCGGTGCATTGTCAATCAATGCTCCCTTGACGTCGATGTGTGCGATGCCGTCTTCGTCTTCGCTGAGTGCTTGGCGAGGTGAAAAGAAATCAGCATAGTCAATGTCTGATTTTGCTGTGCGGATGCTCTCAAGGAGAGCACACATGCCTGGGCGTGTGATCGCCCATGCGCCTCGTAAGAAAGATGTGTTATTGGTTGGGATCATTGGTCTGGTCTGGTTGTTCGTTAGGTGTCAACATTTGCAACTCGCGGTCGTCAATATCAACGCCGAATTTTGCTTCGTATTCTTCTTTGATGGTCTTGCGCTCGATAATCTCAGCACAACGCTCGCGGATGTGCTCTGCGTGTGTTTTGCCTTTCTCCTGCAAGATGCCTGTCATGTTGACAGCACCTAGCTTATATTCGTCGGCTTGTGTTTTTGAGTCGTTGCGTGGATCAATGGAAAGCTTTGGTGGCATTGTGAAATCCCAGCGATACCAGTCCTCTGATGCTGGAAGTAAGCCGAGCTTGATTGCCTTGGACAATGCCCAGCCAACAATGCGTCGAGCTGGTCTGCGTAGCACGTCTTGACGCGCTTCAACGCTTGAGCGTGCGCGTGCTTGGATGTTCCTGATGGTTGTGCCTGTGACGTTCTCTGCCTTCCATACTAGCTCCACTGGCCACGGAATGCCGGCGAGTGCCTCACGTATGATGCGATCTTGGAACTTGTCCCACATATCACCTGGTCGTGAATGGTCGATGCTCTCAAGCTTGCTGCCGCTGTTGCTCTTAAAGTGACGCACCATGCCTCCAGAGTATGATTGAACTGCAAGCCTGTCAGAGTCGCCGACTTCGCCGGTGAGGCTTACGCTTGGATCATCGAGGTCAACGCCACCTGTGTCTGAGTATTCAATGAGTGCATGAGATGAAACCATCATCTGCGCCATCAACTCCCATTCTTGTGATGTCTTTGCCTTGCGTAGCTCATGAATGGCGTGGCTCAGTGCTGGTATGCCTCTGCCTTGGTTGTGCCATTGCGGATCGGCAATATGCACCATGTCTTGTGATGAAATATATTTGTCGCCGCTTGCTTCGTTACCAAGCACGCAGTATGCGACTGGTGATCCGTTGCGGTTTTCAACGACTCCGTTGCGTATCCTGTTGCCACGATATGCGCCGACGAGTAGAATGTCCTCTTTCACGCTGGATGGACGTGTGCCAACTCTATGCGCTGGGATGTGCTGAATCTGTGGGTAACCCGACTCTGTCTCGGTGAGTAAGATGAAGACGTCGCCATCTCGGTCAACTGCCACGCTGTTCATCTTTAAAGATGTGCGGAAGTCTTGCAAGTTGCCTTGCACGTCGCAGACATTGAACCAGCTTTGCAGCCATTCTTTTGCTGCGTCGCCGAACTCGTTGTCTTTGCCTTTAAATTCTGGTTCCCATGCTCTGCCGACTACTCCATCAGCTTTCTGCATGATGGCACCGCGAGGGACTCCGAAGTTTGAAAATATAACGCGAGACTGCGACATGGTCGCGCGATGGTCTGACTGTGTGAACAAGTCATCTAGGTCGCGTGCAAAGTCTGGCATCCAAGGAACACCGCGTGTGTATCTGTCGCTGCTGCTGACTAGCTTGCGCTGGTGTTCGGTCGGGCGTCCGTTGCTGTCTAATATGCTCATATTAAAATTGTCCGAAACTTTTGCCGGTGTAGTTGACTCCTTTGTCAATCATCTGTAATGCCTCGTCCAAGCAGCTAAACCACTCAGAGTTTGTCATGTTCGCCATTGATGAGAACGATGCACCATTGGCACTGCCGCTAACTACGTCAGAACCTTTATTAGCTGCAATCTCTTCGATTGCGTCCTCAAGCCACGCTTCCATGCGTGCTTTGTTTTTTGCACTTCTCGCGCCGTAGCGACGAAGCGATTGTATGAATCTTGATGATGCAGCCATTACAAATGGCTTTCATTTCAACTATTCGGCTTCAACTTGTGCATCAAAGGCAAATACTTTATAAATTGAGGCTGCGATGATCTGCATTGTCTCACAATCCCAAAGGTGGTTGCCGACGTGTGGCTTGCTGACAACGTATCGCCACTTGCCTGGTGAAACCTCGCGCTTGACTTCGTTCTGCATCTGCTTGAGATACTCTTTGCTGTGGTCAACGCCAATCTGCCAGCCGTTGCCCTCGCCTCTCATGAGTGCCGATAGTGTGTCCTTTGCAAGTAAGTTTGAGAACTTGACATATTTATAATAAACTCCTGTGTGGGTTCTCGCTCGTTGAATTGAGGAGAACGGTTTGATGACTCTGCGCTTGCCAATCTTGGTGGCGTATCCATTTGCCTCTTCACCAAGTAAGCAGTTCCACGGGTTCGGATCGTCTGCGGTTACTGACTTGCGACATTCTAAAGCTACTGTGTCGGGTCTATAGCCACGATCAACAAAGACGCAACGATTCGGCACCTTCATTCTGTCTCGTAACATTCGCAGACCTTCCCATTCGTCGATCTTGCCTTCATACAGCAAACGGCTTTTGCCTTCAATGCTCCATGCTCTGATGACTACCCAGAAGTGATCTTGCTGGACGTCCACTGTCATAAAGCGGAAATTCTCAAACTCCCATTTCTGTCCGTCGAAATACTCTGCCATACGATAGGCGTCTGTTGCTCCTTTAAGCGTGACAGTCTCATTCGGCTCAACCCATGACTGAGCAAGTCGCTTCTGGATGAACTGCCGCAATGGTGCCATGTTGAGTCGCTTGCGTGCGTCCTGTGCTGTGATCCATTCCATGACCAGCTTGCTCCAGTCAATCCACCAGACTGCCATTGCTGGGTATGTTGCCGCGATTCGTCCTGGCTTGGCGTTGTTGTTGCGGCTGATGTATTCTCCGCTTGCTGACAGTGTGCGTCTGACTTCTGCTTTGTCTTCAAACTTCTCTTTGCAGTCTTCGTTGGCGCATTCGTAATGCACTGACTTCTTGATCTCGTCCCAGTCCCACTCCTCCGCTTCGTTCTTAATGTGCTTGAACTTCACTTGCTTCCATTGATACGTCTGGCGCTCGTCGCATGATGGGCATTTGAAGCAATAGTCGTGAATCAATGCGTCTTGAAATGCGCCATCGAACTGGTCGCCTTCTGAGCCACCCTGTGAGACGAGCACGACGCGGCTGTTCCATCTGTCGTGAGTTCGCCGGCGTGCCTCTTCCAGCATGCCTTCTTTAAATATCCACACTTCGTCACAGATCACCCAGCGAATGGATTTGCTTTGAAGGTTGGCAAGGTTGGCACCTCCAATGTGCATCGGCATGTGTGCAAAGAGAATTTCAGACTTCCTAAAATTACCACGTTGCTTGCCGCTTGGTATGAGGGGCAATACCTTTGTATTTGTTTTGAGGCTTGGATGCAATCTGGTGTCAACGAATGTTCGAGCGTCGTCATCAGTCTGCATGGTAACCAAGCACGGGCCAGGCTCCTCTGCTATAATCCACGGGAGCAATCCCTCCAGCATAGTGGTCTTGCCACTGCCAACAGGAGCCATGATGACAACTTCCTTGTTTTCGTCATCTGCAATCTGTAGCATCGGCCACCTAAGCCAAGGGGTGCTGTCAATGTCAAAATTGGGTGATCTGCTGCTCTGTGGTAATTTCACATACTTGCACGCCCACTCGACTACGTCCATGTCGCTTGGCGGCATGACAGCTCTGCAAAATGCGTCTAGTGCAACACCCATCAGTCCAAAAATATGTTCCCTTCTTCGTCCATGCGAATCACTCTGATGTCGATGGCAACCTCTTTGCCTTCATGAATCACCATCTGATCCTCGACAAATTCAATCACGTCACCAATCTCTGGCTTGCGGTCGCGTGGAAACTGGATTGCCTGGCATGAGCTGTGCCAATCTGTGTTGAAGGTTGGATTGTAGCTGATGCAAACATCCCAGCACCAGTCGTTCCAGTCACGCACCGCCACCACTTCCGCTGTCTCTGTCTCTTTGCTCATCTTGTTCTTGCTCTTGTGTTTTCTTCTTACCGAATATCCTTTCCCAGCCAGATGCGTATTTGTCATTCTGTGGCTTGGTCTTGATCTTATCTCTTGTGATGTCGTTGCGTGCTGGCTTGCCCATTGTTCTATGTGTGTTCCTTGTTGTTTGCTTCGGCGAGTTGCTGTAATATAATATATCCTTGTGCTTTTAGTTTTGGTTTCATTTCCGCTGCGCTGAGTCCTTCTAGCATTGGAGGCAATATGCCAATCATGGAGTTGATGCCGGCTTTGACTGCACTGCCTGTCTTGATGTAGTCCGCTTCGACTTCACCAATGTGAACGTAGTCCCTTGCTTGTATCTTTAATTGCATCAACTCCTTAAGGCATTGTATTTTAGTTCTTGCGAAACGCGCTGCGTCGTAATCAGATGCACAAACTGCCTGCGACTCCAGTTGTCTAATCATGTCGTCGGTGACGCCTCCATCAAAAGCGTGCTCATCGACAGGCTCTTGTTCTGGCTTATCATCCCACGGACAACCGCTGACCCATGCCTTTGGGCGTTTTGCTTGTGATAGTATTTCTGCACGAACAGCCTCCTTGTCGTGTATGTCTACACCCCTAGCTTTGAGCCGTGATATTGTTGGTTGGTCGCAGTGGTATAAATCAGCGAGTTGTTTCTGTGTTGGCTTGCTCATTATGCTATGCAGTTATTTTGTGCAAAAGAGGCGTTTTTTTACAATAAGTATAGACGACCGCGCCGTGGTCTTCTGCCAAGGAGACTCCTTGTAGGGGGTGGTCTAGAACCCCTATAGAATGGACGTTTGCGCGCCCCTCTAACTGTAGCTGTTCACTTGAGTATTCTAACACGGCGAAATTATCTCCAAACTGGTTCTAACATTATTTACATTGTGACTACAGACTATTATAGAAATCAGCGACTGGTTTCAGCACGTCCTTTATTTGCTCGCGCTCTGATGCTGGCCATTCTTCTGCTGGTCGTTTGCCTAGTATCTTATTGAATTTGCCAACAAATGAGGATGTTGTTCTGACCAGCCCTGGCGATGGTTTCGGTGTGACGTCGCGCATGTATTCCATTTGCTTCTGCTCCCATATTCCGGATTGAGTCAGCAGCCGCTTATCCATAAGCTCACCACGTTTGCGATATGCATCATAGAATGATAAGTCCTGCTTAACCTCTTCTGCTGTCATGTGTTCAGCCATGAAGCCAAACAGGTCTTGGCTGTGTATTTGTTGCGCCTTTTCAATGAGAGCGCCAACCCTTGCTGTCTTCTCAAAGGCTGCGTTGATGCTGTTACGCGCCCTAGCAACAGCCTCCTTTCTTTCGGTGTGAGCAATAGCAATGGCGCTGTGCAAATGCTGATCAATGTCTGTTCTTTGTATTTCCATAGGTGTATGCGTTAGTGTTTAGATTAAGCTCATTTTGAACTTCCTTGGTGTATTTGCTTAGGGCTTGTGGAGACATGCCCAAATCTTTCATCCTTTGTGTCATGCTTTGTCCTTGGCAGATGGCGTCTGAGCCTAGTGCATAAGCTACAGCCCATGCACCCATCCGTGGGCTGTCTGACTCTATTATGTAAGATAACACAATATTGAGCACTCTCATATACTGCTTGGATGCCTCTCTGTAATGGTTCTGCTCGGTCGCTGGCTCGTCGTCTGGGTAGACAAAATCTATTGATGGTTCATTCATGATGCGCTTGGTGTGTGGTTGTGCTCGCTCAATGGTGCTTCTCCTCTTGCCTCTAGTGTGCGTTGTAATAGTGCTAATGCTCGCCATGCCACCTTCGTTGCGTGTAAGATGCCATCATCGTCCATGTGCTCATATTGCATGAGGTGACGCAGTAGCGCATCCGGCTCATCTGTTGACTTCTCCCTTGCCCAGTGCAGTGGCTCGCCCTTATTGTGCTGCTCGTTGCCCTTCTTGCTACATACAGAAACTTGCCAGAGTGCATCTGGAAAGTAATTGATTGCACCGCTGAATACAGGTGCTTGCTTGCGCTGTTGGTGCTTGTCTCGCTCCTGGTGGAGTTCTAGATCACCCTCGCCCACTGCTATTGGTTCGTAACTAATCATTTTGTGTTCTTTTTGAATTTCTGCTCTGTAGCGTATTGCATACGATAAGCCTTGTCAGTGTCCCACTCATGCAGCAGACCGCAATAGACGCGCTTGCCTTCAATGTATGTGTTGATTAAATAAACGCCTTGATGAGTGCTGTAGTAGCAGCCTCTGACGCCTGTTGGCTCTGGCTTCTTCGCTTCTTTAGGTTGCTTCGCTCTCAACTTCGCCGTTGCTCGGTGCATCGCCGCTATCTCATTCGGTGTCCAATCATAGAATATGCTCATATTGTTGTTGTGTTATAGTTTTCTAGTAAATCCCAGTTATCGGAAATGTGCTTATCCTTGTTCCATCGGATGCTGGCCTTGCCAACGATGTCATCAAGCCGGTGCAGCACCCATTTATTCTCCTCTTGAATGTAGACAGCGAGAACGTCGAAGGCGTTAATCTTATACTTTGTGAAACGAGGCTTGCCGTTGCATAGCCTGTTTGATGTCTTGCATGATCCAACAAGTGCCTTCCACACTTGTGCGAGGTGAGGAGGTGCTTTTTGCAATGTGCCTTTCTTAATCTGCACAGCTATCATGCGCTGTCCTGGTCGCTTGATGACCATGTCTGTGCGTGTGTCGTGACTGAATGGTAAATAAGCCTTATATCCTCGCCTGTATACTTCAGCGAGGAAACTGGTTTCTGCGATGTCTCCGCTTGAGTTGCTCATGTTGCCGTCTGTTTTATCATGCTTATCAAAATAATCTAGCAAAAAGGTGAACTATTTTCTATGGCTGTTCTCCTCGATCCATGGCAGCACCAGGTTCTCAAAGCACCTGACATAAACCTCCTCATCACTTCTTTCCATGAATGAGATGCCTGTGAGCCATAGTATCATGTGAACCACCTCATGTGTCAGCGTTGCCCAGTGCAGCTCATCATCATCGAGGCATGAGTGTGACAGCTTGATGAGCTTGTTATCTGGATCGCATGAGCCGAACTGGCCATCGCTCCATGTTTTATATTCTATTTTAATTTTATGTCCTAATACTGTGATGTTCTGTAGCTTTCTCATAATTATATTTTTGTATGCCTACCCCCCATAGGCATGTTGTTTTCTGTAAATAGTAGGTAGGGGGGGCTTTTTTATAATAGTTTAGATTTTTTGTAAAAGGTCATTAAGTGTTTTTTTGTTGAAGCTTCTTACAAATGTATGCATGTCAACAAATCTGCCATAGCCACCGCACGGCGTTTGTGCGTGTATCTTCTTAACCTCAAATAAACCTTGGCTGAATTCAATAAAGATTGGTTTTTTGGCGCTCCACCACGATTTTCTTGGGTGCTTCCACCTAAACGTGTAAATGCCACCCTTTTTGCGTAAATCAAAGTTGTGCTCAAAATCCTCGCCTTTTAAAATCCATAACATGTTTCCGTAGAATCGCTCTCGATCTATTATCTCGCTGGAGGATATGCTGCTGGCTTGTATTTCTATCACCTTGCTTGGTGTTTTTATATCTGCGCGGTGTTTGCCTATGACCACCTCTTGCCACTGGATTGGAAACTTGTTCTTCCAATTTTTGTGCCACTCAGACTCCGGCTCGCTCCAGTGATCGCAGTCGGCAGACTTGTGTGCCCAGTGCCAAACTTTGATTTGCCCACACTTGGAGACTACGTTATCACCACACACGGGGCATGATGCTGTCTGTCCAGGTGATGCCTCCACTCTCTTGTTGTTTTTTAATGCTATGTTCATATTGTCATTTATCGTTTTTCATTTTTAGCCATTTGTCATCTGAGTGAAAAACGAAAGAAACCCTATAGGGAAATTTGACTTTGCGTTTTCTCTTTCGCGAGGGGTCGGGGGTGTGCTTTTAGCAGCACACACCCCCTCTCCGAGACCCTTGTGGATGAGCTTTTTGGGATAATGAACTTTCGCTCTCTTTCCT